TCAAGCCGTTTTATAGAATACTAAAGCTACTTTATTAATCATTAAAGTGACTTGAGTGAAGAAACTTTTCACCCTCTCATTTTGCGTAATATTGTTTCAAAAAACCATAATGTAAAATGGCTAAAAAGGAAAATACACCGGCTAAGAAACCGGCCAAAAAGGCTGTAGGGGCGACCCTTCGTGGCCGCCAAAAAGCATCACCGGCAGAAATCAGCCATGCCGAAACGCTCTATTGCGAAAAGAAGTGGTCACCGGAAGCAATTGCCGAAACACTCGACCGTGACATCAAAACGATTTACTCCTGGAGAGATAAATATCACTGGGAAGAAACACGCGACCTGTTTGATACCGGTCCGACTGAGCTAAAGAAGATATTGCTGAAAGAAGCGGTGCGGATAACCAAGGGGGAAAAGCGCACGGATTTTGAAGGAAATGAACTTCCGAATATAGACTCTGACTCATTGAGTAAAGTCATGAAAGCCTATGATTATTTGAGCAAAAAAGCCAGTCCGAGCGTATGTCGTGATATTTTCATGGAGTTTGATAACTGGCTTTCAAACAAAGAGCCCAAACTGGCTGCCGATATGACGCAGTACCACAAACAATTTTTAATCTATAAAATCCAACAGGAAAATGGCAACTAATTACGATAAACTACTGCGTGATTATGACGAGCATTGTGACCGTATATACAAAGCTGCCTATGTGGACATCAATGAGTCATCAGACGAAAAGTTCAGGAGAATAAAAAAGCTGGAGTCGAGCTACGTCAATTGGTTTGAATACTATTTTCCTGATTATGCAACCTGTCCGAGTGCGCCTTTTCATGTAAAAATATCAAATACCATTATTGATAATCCGGTGGTGAAGGTCTTAAATGACAGCTTTCGTGGTTCGGCTAAATCAGTACACACCATGCTTGGAGTTCCTCTATATCTTGCCCTGGTTAAACATGAAATATGGTTTATGCTATTGGTAGGTGCTACTGAAGAAAAAGCAATCACGCTATTATCGGATATACAGGCAAATCTAAAGTTCAATACCCGTATCATTAACGATTACGGAGAGCAATTCAAACACGGGGATTGGTCTGAAGGAAATTTCACGACTAAAAACGGGATCCACTTTAGAGCTATCGGTTTCGGACAAGACCCGCGAGGTTTCAGACACGGTTCATACCGCCCTCATTATATCGGTTGTGATGACATTGATACACTAAAGAGGTGCAACAATGACCGGCTGATTCGTGAAGGTATAGAGTACATCACCGGTACGCTTTGGGGCTGTTTCGATAAAGGAAAAGAGAGGTTTGTTTTCAACAATAACCTTATCCATAAAAACTCATTCATGGCAAAACTGATTGAGTTATCTGTAATTGCCAATAAAGAGGCCAAACAATCTGGACTAAGACAACAGTTCTTTCATTTCAAAAACAAGGCTGTTCTCGATGACAATTTTACACCGTCGTGGCCTGCAAAATATACCGCAGACTACTGGCGTGAAAAACGCGCATCTACACCTTATCGCTCCTGGATGCGTGAGTACATGTGTACGCCTTTACAAGACGGTGCAATATTCAATCCGGAGTGGATGCAACACAAGAAAATGCTTCCGCTGTCAAAGTATGACGCGCTGATCGTGTACGGTGACTTGTCATATAAAGACAAGGGTGACTACAAAGCACTCGTATTGGTTGGCAAAACAGGTAGGGAGTTCCACGTCATCCACTCATTCGTAAAGCAAACCTCTAGAGCCGTTTGTGCCGGTTGGTTATATGACCTGTGGGAAAAGCGCAAGCTGGATAAGTACAACATCACATTTTTGATTGAAGGTCTATTTGCCCAGGATGAATTTGTCAACGACTTTGATACCGAAGGCGACCGGCGAGGTTATTACGTGCCGGTAGTGGCAGACAAGCAGACCAAAGGCAACAAGTTTGACCGTGTTGAAAGCATGGCCGGACATTTCGAGCGTCTTAACGTCTGGTTCAATGAAGATGAGGCCAACTATGCCGGTCAGGTCAACCTGATAGACCAGCTCCTTGCATTCGAGAAAGGTAGCGGTGCAAATGATGACGGACCCGATGCGCTCCAGTCAGCCATTGCAAATCTTAACAAAACGACTTTCGTTGCTCAATTTGATTTGCGTATCAAGCCGCGTTCACAATTTAAACTCAATAGATTCTAATGGCACGCTTTATCCAACAAACCGACTACGCCGTACAGATCAGGCCGGAGATCATCAAGCAACTCACATCAAACGATGAACAATGGTACAACTCAGCCGCGCTGATCCGCGCTGAAAATACGGCGATTTCCCAAATCAAAAACCGCATTGGCAAACGCTACGATTGCGCTCAGATATTCGGAGCAACCACAGAAGGTGACACCGACAGCCGTGACCAATGGATTGTAACCGTCACCATCGACCTGACGCTATACCTATTATATAGCAAAACCGGATCAAAAGACATTCCGGAACATCGCTCACAACGTTTTCAGGACGCGCTTGACTGGCTGAAGGATGTGAGTAATGGATCAACCTTGGCCGACCTGCCCGAAATGATAGACGAAACCACCGGTGAAGAATACAGCGAATTCAGGCTAAACAGCCGCACACCTAATAATCATAAATGGTAACCGTACAGACGTGGCCTGCCGCGTCTCTTCAAATACACTTTAAATACAATTCAAATGAACTTTAAAGACATATTCAAACGCACCACTCCAGTGGCTGAAACCCCTAAAAATTCAGCACCATCGAGCGATATAGTCCTGAAGATCGCCCAGGAGTTTCAGGATCGCGCCCGCAAAAGCATCGACACCTGGCGTAAAACCATCAAGGCGGCAGAAGACCCCGAAGACCCACGGTGGTATTTGCTCCAGGACATGATTGATGACCTGATCCTAGATGCTCACCTATCATCCGTGATAGATGTGCGCAAAATGGGTACGCTCAACCACCGCTTTTATGTAACCGACATCAATAGTGGTGAACAGCTCGATGAACAGAGCAAAATGTTGAACAAGCAATGGTTTTACGACTTTCTCGACGTGGCTATGGATGCCATCTTTAGAAAATACACGCTGGTGCAGTTCTTTTACAATGGTGTTGAGCCACGCTTCGACATTATCCCCCGCCGTAACGTATGCCCGCAAATGAAGCGCGTTTACCTCGAGGTGGGAGGTAACAAGTTTATCGACTACAGCACCGAGACCGATGTTGTGGAGATATTGCACAGCTCCAAATTCGGACTCATCAACACCGTCGCGCCAAACGTGATCTGGAAACGCAACCTCATGCAGTCAAACGCGGAGTTCTCCGAGCGTTTCGGCATGCCTCTTATCACCGCTACGACATCTAACAAGCATGATGTTCCCCGCATTGAAGCCGGACTTAAAAATCTTGGGGAAGCTGGAAGCGGAGTTTTGCCAACAGGTAGCGATATAAAAGTGCATGCCCTGGCAAATGCAGGTAACCCGGAGAAGGTTTACCTCGATCCGGCCAAGTTCCACGACAACCAGGTAAGTAAATGTATCATCGGTTCTACTACTATGGTGGACGAGGGAGCTAACCGCTCACAGACTCAAGTACACCAGGACACGCTCGATGACAAAATTTCAGCGGCTGACAAACGCATGATCATGTTTGTGGTCAATGACAAGCTTTTCCCGTTGCTTCAAAGCTTCGGACTTCCATTTGACAATACAAAAATGGCCTTCCAGTTTGACGAAACCGAAGACCTGTCACTCACTGAGCAGTGGAAGATCACTTATGATGCTATGAATAAGTTTGACCTGGACGAAAAAGAGTTGAAAAAGACATTCAACCTGCCTATCATTGGCAAGGTAGAGACGCAAGGCGGTGCGTCTGCAATACCTCCTGCCGGAAATTTTAAAGCAGCTACCGACCTACGGGCACTGGCGGTAGCTTGTGCCGTAAACCTGCCCGAATACCCGATGTCGCAACCGGTGGCAGCATCCATCAGCAAAACGTTGCTCGATGAACTGGAATCTTTCGACAAAGACCTGCTCGCTTACCTGTATAATAATAAGCCCGACGATGCTACTCATGTGAAAATACAAAAGGCTAAGCGGATCGCTGAAGAACTTCGCTCCGGACTATTCAACGGATGGGGCAAGCGACGTACCGAGGTGGACTTCAACGCTCCGGATCATCGCGCTTTGTCCATGATGGAAATGAACCTGTTCCGTTTCTCTGAGGCTAAGACTTCTGCCCAGGTGCTAATGCTTAACCGGCTGTTGATTGACCGTGATAAGTTGGAGATTCGAAGCGAAAAGGATTTCATCAACCAGGCATTGAAGATCAACGCAAACTTCAACACCACTTACCTGGCTACTGAGCATCAGTTCGCCATCGCTACCGGTCAGAACTCCGCCCGATGGTGTGAGTTTATGAAGGATAAAGGCAAAATAGGCCACTGGGAATATAATACGGTAGGAGATAGTGAGGTTCGTCCAGAGCATGCCGCGCTGGATGGTCGCGTGTTCTCACTCGATGATACCCAGGCGAGACGGTTATTACCACCAAACGGTTATAAGTGCCGATGTGAAGGGCTGCAATACCCAGGAAAACCGGGTGATAAGTTGGTTTCCGGTAAAGATTACATTGATACGGTGTTCCCAACCGACAAAATGAAGCAGAATTTCGGTATCAATCGTGCTGATGCAGGTACTGTTTTCACACAAAATCAGATGTATTTAAATGAGCTAAACGGCAAAAAACAGGCATTGAATAGCTATTCGTTCAAAGATTATGGCCTCAAACCGTGGTCTGAAATGAAGGATGGCCTCAAACCGCTGAAGCTCGACAATACCATCACGCCAAAAAATTCGGGTGAGTTATTCGACAATAACGCAGATAGTCCAGATTATAAGGCTATGGGATTTGAGGACTATTTGAAGCGTAAGTTGATACTGAAGGAGAACGTTTTCAAACAACACATCACCGGTAAATACATCAAGCCATCCGAAAATAGACATCAACTATTTGCTCATGTGGCTGACATTCTCAATAATCCGGATGAATTATGGATGAGAGATTACGCCAAAAACAGTAAACAGCAAATGAGGTATATCAAGTTTTACAACAACAATATGGTCGTGGTTGATACCGAGATTACCAATGATGGGTTAGAGGTTAAAACGTGGTATATGCAAAAAGCGGAAGAGACATCTGTCAGATCAGGTCTGAATATAAAATAGAAAAAGCATCGAACACGCCGCAGTGCGGTCTCTTCAGTGGTTGCCGTAGCATTAACCTCCGTTGAAAATGTTCGATGCTTTTCTTTATCACAAAGATACAATCAAATCACTCAAATTGTACTCTAAAACTCAATTAATCAATCATTAGTAATATGGCAAGTGGAATCGCAAAACTAAAGCTCATACTCGACATCGGAAATAACATCAAGTCCGGTCTCGATGGAGCAAAACGCCAGGTGGAGAAGGCCACCGGGCAAATTCAGGCAAAGCTGAATGGCCTGAAAGAAAATCATATTAAGATATTCGGTGCCATGAAAGATGAAATACCAGGTCTTTCCAGGGCAATGGAGCTATTGACTAATCCATACGTGGCGTTGACGGCTGTCATTGTTGCCTTGGGTATTGCTTATGGTTCAAGCGTGGGTATGGCTCTCGACTGGCAAAAAGGAATGGCTAAGGCCAACGTTACGGCACAGTTATCACAACAGGAGCTAGGCAAACTATCAGACAAGCTGCTGGATATAGGTAGTCGAAACGTTGCTCCGTTGGAACAGATACCTGATTCATTCAACAAAATCATATCAGCCGGTCTCGATGTAAATACTTCACTGGCTGTATTAGAGCCAACGCTTCGTGCAGCCAAAGCCGGTTTTACCGATGTAGGTGTAACGGCAGATGCAGCCGTCAACGTGATGAACTCTTCAGGACGTGACATCAATACGGTCTATGATGTCCTCTTTGCAACGGTCAATAAAGGTAAGGCCGAGTTTCAGGACATTGCTAAGTACCTCCCTAACATCGTACCGATGGCACGTAATGCCGGATTTGCATTGGAAGAGACAGCCGGTGCGTGGGCTTATCTGACGGCCCAGGGTAAAAGTGCCGAACAGGCAACAACTCTTACCCAGAATGCCATGAAGGCAATCGCTGATCCTGCCCGAATCAAGGATTTCAAAAAGATGGGTATTTCATTGTACGATGCTCAGGGCAAAGTCAAGCCATTGACCACTATCGTTGATATGTTGGCCAAAAAAACAAAGGGATTAAGCGACTTATCGCGTGCTAAATTCTTTGGAAAACTCGGTCTCGACATGGAGGCAGCAGGTTTCTTTGCTTCAGCTACGCAGGATGCCAATAAATTTAGGGAAACGATTGGATTTGTTCAAAACAGCCAGGGACAGTTGAATATAGCATACGATAAAGCCAAAACGCCACTGGATAACATGTATATCGCATTCAATAACGTGAAGGCAATAGCCATTTCTATTGGTAATTCTACTCTTCCTGTGATTGATTTTATCGGTAAAGGGCTGGTATTGTTGACCAACAATCTTGATATTATCGGTGGAGTACTGGCCGGTGTGGGTATTGCATGGAGTATATTGAATGCCAGAATGCTATTTAATGCAGGATTGCAGGGCTTAGTTGCTGCAAAAATGGCGATTGTTACCGCTGCACAGTGGGCTTTCAACGTTGCTGCTAACGCAAACCCGATCGGATTGATTGTACTGGCTATAGGTGCTTTGATTGGTGGTTTAGTCGTGGCGTATAATAAGTTTGACAAGTTCCGCGCAATAGTCCAAGGATCATGGGCTGCCATTAAGACATTCGGTGTCATACTTAAAAACTATGTAGTTGATCGAGTAACCGATTTTATTAAAGGCATTGGCTCAATGGCAAGTGCTATAATGAAACTATTCAAGGGTGATTTTAAAGGAGCCTGGAGCGATGCAAAACAAGGCGCATCACAGTTGATGGGTGTAGATGCTAAGAAAAGAGCGGCAAACTCAGCACCACGAATAAAAGAGGCTTTCAACTCCAAGTATGATGCTGTATTAAAGGATGCCAAGAATAAAAAGAAAGCTGAAGAAACAGCCACGACAGGACAAACCGAAACCAATACAGGCCAAACACGCAATGTTGACTTTAAGAATACGAAAGATGATGCCAAAACCATAGCCGGTGGAGGTCAAACCAAGAATATTCAGATCAACATTGACAGCTTTATCAAAGGATTCAATTCTACACATCAATCCATTAATAACATGAGTAAAGATGAACTGGAGCGTTGGTTGACTGAAATGTTTATGAGAGTAGTTAACAGTGCCGAAATGGCCATTTAAAAAGTAGAGACGTGCCCCGGCGCGTCTCATAAAACCAACAATCATGGCAAACAAAGCAAACATAAGCGATTTCCTGCGCAAAGTAGATGCAATTACCAAAGCATACGAACGTATGCCGGATGAAGTGGCCGCCATTGCAGTTAAGTTTAGCAAGGAAAGATTCCGGGAGCAAGGTTGGCTCGATGAGTCATTCCATCCCTGGAAACCTCGCAAAATATACCGAAAAGGTAAGAAGCGCAGTCAAACACTTCTGGTAAACACCGGTCGTTTGAAACGAAGCATCCGTAAACTGTACGCCAACAGCAAGCAGATAGCCATTGGAACTGACGTTCCGTATGCTGAGTTACATAATAATGGTGGCGTTATCAAGGAGACCGTTACGGTCAATGAGCATACAGTCAAAGCGCACCAACGTAAAGCATCGACACGCGTGCGTGCCGGTCGTACTGAAACTGTGAAAGCCCATAGCGTGAAGCAACACTCTGTAAGCACTCACACCAGGCAAATGAACCTGCGTATTCCGGCACGTCCGTTCATCGGTCAGAGTGCAGCTCTTGAGAGACAAATAGTAGATCACATCACCAACGCCTTTGCTGAGGCATTTAAAAAGTAAGCGTATGATACAACCATTGATTGAGCTATACAAGCTCATTAAAGAAAAGAAAACTGCATTTACAGATCGTGGTCTGGCTGGTGAGTTCTTTATTGACATCTACCGAGGCCAGCCATTCACTCCGGAACTGTTTGAGTATTTCCCATTACCGGCCATCTTTGCCGACTTTCAGATCACAGGACAAGGAAAGAACCAGCCGCGCAAAGTAACCATGACGTTGCATGTGCTTACTGATGTAATGCCGGACGCATCCAACATATCAGAGAACCAGATCGACGGTTTGAAACGGTTTATGTACCACCTTACATTGCAGGATATCCTCGAAGGTGCAAAGCTCGGAGCAACATCGCAACTGAAGTTCATCAACGAAGCGTTGATTGATGTACCGGTTATCAACTACCACACGCAGATATACGAGTTCGAATCGTACCTCAATCACCTATTTGTTGACGAGTCAGACTACAGCGTTGGAGAGTTCACTAGAGCAAACACATACGGTCAGTTAAACGAACTTTGATGCCTGTTTAAAGTCTGTTTAAAGCCGAAAACGCCCCGTTTTTCAGCAAAACAATACACGCACTATTGTTATCATGCGTTTGATAATAATAGTGCGTGTGTTTTTGATAACGGTCTGTTATCATCGCGCAGAACGATATAAGCATTTTTGCGCATCCGGTGTTTTACCAATAAAACCGCTTTGTTTTCAGCGTTTTAGCTGTTGCTTTACCAGTTGTTTACCATACTTTATCCAGTTGGCGCGTTTTTGCGTTCGCTTGTAACTCGTTGTGCTTGTGCGTTTTTGCTGTATTTGTCTGTTGTGTCTGCTTTGTTCTGCCCCTTAAT